TACTACTTTATGCGCGCTACCGAACTGCTCCGTAACAAGTTCGGCGTTAGCCAGCTGTATAAGCACGAAGTCAAAGACGGTGACGAAGTGGTGCTCGAAATTTACTGGCACCCACTTACCATCGCTGAGCGCGAGTCAATCCAGAAAAAAGTCGGCTCTGACGATGCCAACGACTTTGCGTTGGGCATGATGATCGAAAAATCACTGGACGCTGACGGCAAACGCCTGTTTCAGGACGGCGAAAAAGCAGCCCTTAAGAACGCTGTCGAAGCCTCAATCCTGCAGGAAATCCAGCTTGCCATGCTTTCTTCCGGGTCTGAAAACAAAGTGGAGGAAGCGAAAGCAGACCTCAAAAGCTAACAGCGACTGGTATTTCATCTATTTCCTCGCCAAGGAACTAGGAACCACAGTCGCCCAGCTTGCCCAGCACCTAACCCAAGAAGAGCTAATTGGCTGGGCCGCTTACTACGAGCTGCACAACGAACAACAGGAAAAAGCAGTCCAAAACGCCAAAACCGGCTCTAGGGCGCGCTCAATGAGTGCGCGGTAGACTGGAGCGTAAGACTCTACGTGCTTTACCGTGGCTCAGTACGACGTAGATATTCAGCTTGCGGTAAAGAACTTAAATACCATTAAGAACCTTAAAAAGGAACTTAGTGCTGTTGAGGAAGCGCTTCAGCGAATTTCGAAGTTAGATACTTTTGACCCTTCTGGATTTAGGGCTAGGTCAAGAGCTCGTCAAGATGAGAAAAACCAAATAAAAGAGCAAATAAGGCTGACAAACGATTTAAAAAGAGCAGAAAGTGCTAGACGAGCGGAGTTGCTTCGGGGAGTTCGACTAGAGCGCCAGCAACGTATGCGGGGCCTAGATCAATATGCTGGGCCTATAGGCCCAGGTCCAGCAAGCCCTGTCGGCGGCAGAATTCGTCAAATGCAGGAAGTAGAGCAGCTTACAAAAGCTGCTTTTGCGTCTCTTAGCGAAATGGCGGTAGCGGCCAAAGCCCATGACAACGCCGTAACTAAGAGCGAGCTTGCTAACGATGATGTTGTATTCAAGCAAAAACTAGCAAAAATCGACGCATTAGCAGATGCGGAACTTGCAGCCTCTAAAGCGACAAACAAAGAGGCTTTAGATGATTTTGATCGAAGATTAGAAAACAGAGTTGCGCGGCGCAAAGGCAGTCTTTTCGGTACAGCTACTGCGCGAGAAAGAGCTGGTGCGGCTGTCAGTGCCGGTGCGTTTCCGCTGTTGTTTGGTGGCGGTCCGGGCATGGCAATTGGTGGTGCTTTGGGCGGTGCTGTAACCGGCAAAACCTTCGGCCCAGCCGCTATTGCTCTACAGGTTCTTGGCGGGTTTTTTGATGAGCTTGCTGCTAAAGCTGCAACGCTTGGCCAAGCTTTAAACCTTGCAACTGCGGATATTGATGCAGTTGTTGAGTCTTTGGGCATGGTTGGGAGCCCTACACAAGAAGCAATTCAAAGTTTGGAGGAATTAGCTGGGGAACAAGTAGCACTTGAAGAAGCAACTAGACAGCTTTCTTTAGTTGTAGGTGACGAAGGCGTTCAAGCCCTTAAAGAATTTGGCGACGCTTCAACCCGGCTAGGAAACGCGCTTACTCAAATAACCACACAGATTTTAGCGGCTATTGCGCAGTTTTCTGGACCTGTTGTAACGCAAGCACTAAAAGCACTAGAGTTTCAAGCTGATTTATCTGCAGCGCGACAGTCCAGTGACCCCAGACAACGGCTTTTACAAGGGCAGCTTCAAAATATAAATATGGCTGAAGACGTTGTTTTTGGCCGACAACGGGCGGATATAGAAGCAGAAATGGTAGCACTGCAAAGAAAAATTAAGGAAGAAGCAGAAGCTGCTTTACAGGCAAAAGTAGAAGCAGCAAGAGTAGGCTCTGCCGAACATGTAATCGCTAAAAATAACTTAGCTATCGCGCAGCTAGACGGCGATTTAACGAATGAGCGGGTATTCCGCTTAGAGAAAGCAAACATTTTCCAAGAAGCTCGTAAGAAACTTTTAGAAAAAGGAGCTGATGTAAAACTAATTGAACTGGAAAGAGACGAAAAACTTTTGACTTTAGCCAATAAGAGAAATGACCTGATAGACGCTGCAAACGAAAAGGCTAAGCGTTTAAGTGAAAGAGAGCAAAAAGCTATCGATCGCAAAGCGAAAGCAGTCGAAAGGGAGTTGGAGCGTGCTGACAAGGCTTTTGATAAAGCGAGCCGTCAGTTAGACGACATTACTAATAAACACGAGGACAAGATGGCGTTTGAGCGGGAGTATTCTCGCTTGATTCAAGAAGGCAGCACGCCTGCTGCGGCCAAGCAGGCAATCGAGCTTAAGAAACAGCTGCTTGAACTGGATCGACAATATACAAAACTGTTAGATGCTGTAGACGCTCAAATTCTCAAAACAGAAGCTTCTATTGCAGACTTGAAGGCTCAAAAAGGAGTTACTACCGAATACAAAGAACAAGTAAAAGCTTTAGAAGATTTCAAGAAAAAGAAAGAAGAGCTTGAGGGCAAAAGAGGCAAGGCTAAAGGTGCAATTGAGGCAGATCTGGCCCCCGAAACAGGCGCAGACAAGATTCAAGCTGAAATGGATCGCGTTCAGGGCGCTCTTAACGATCTGATTGACCCTGCAAATCAGGTGATTCTTGCTGCGCAAGCAATCGGAGATGCGTTTAGCGAGTCATTTAAGGGGCTGATTACAGGCAGCATGTCTGCTCAAGAAGCGTTGGCCAATCTGTTTAGCCGCACTGCAGATCACTTTGCGGATATGGCAGCGCAGATGATTGCGAAGCAAATCCAGATGAAGATCCTGGGCATTGCGCTTAGCTTCTTTAACCCAGCAGCATCAACAACACCGCCAACTACGCTTCCTGGATCAGCTAGCCAAACTGGTTTAGGTTTAAATATCAACGGAGTTGATCAAGGCATAAGTCCATTTGGCTCAGGCATTGTTGCAGCAGCAAGCGGTGGATACGCTTCTGGGCCAACCCGTGCGTTAGTTGGCGAAGGCGGTCAAGGCGAGTACATCATCCCAGAAAGCAAGATGCGTGAAAGCATGGCGCGTTATTCGCGTGGTGCTCGCGGATCTTCTGTTATTCCAGAGACAGGCGCTTCTGGAACGTCAGGCGAAGGTGGCGGAACAGCAGTTGCCGCGCCAATCGACGTTCGCTTTAACGTAGAGCGCATCAACAATGTTGATTACGTGACCGCTGAGCAGTTCCAGGTTGGACTTGCAAGAGCAGCGCAACAGGGTGCTGTTGAAGGTGAACGCAGGGCTATGGGCTCACTTCGTAATTCAGCTGCTGTTCGCCGGAGGATTGGAGTCTGATGGAGTTTGTTTACGGGCACCTGCTTGAAGTTGGCCGTAGCGGTCAGCTCAACCAGTTCAAGTTCCAGAACTATGCCGTTGGCCAAAACGTAGACGACTACTCGTTTTTACCGTTTGGTTTTGGTGGTGCGATGGCAACGCTCCAGGGTGACAACCTTGACGCCACCGTGCAGTTTGCCAACACAGAGATTGCTCGCAATTTTGTGGTGGAAGCTTTGGACAACACTTATGTCGCCAAGGTCTCAACGGTGCTGTGGAATTCAAGCACCTATGCGGTGGAGCGTACCTTGTACGAGTATTTCGGCGCCTGTTCTTCCGGCGGTTGGGACGAAGCGTCAATTCAAATCAAGCTGAACTCTGTGCTTGATGCGGTGCAGGCCAACATTCCAGGTCGCCGCTTGCGTCGTCAGCAGGTGGGTAACATTCCGTTTACGGCGCAGGTCAATGTGTAGCGATCTAATTGGGCGCAAGTTCAGTTATGGAGAGCACGACTGCATCCATTTGGTAATCGACGCTTTGGAGCGACTAGGTATCGCCAACCCAGGAGTAAAAGAGGATTGGTACGAAATGACGCCGAGGCAGGTGTTGAGGGAGCTGAATCATTATTGTGAGCGGCTTGATTGCCCTAGTTATGATGGCGACATAGCATTGCTGGACGTTAGGCCGCTGGCCTTCGGAGTCTTATGGCAGAGTGGCGTCCTCTTCATCAACCCCTTAGTCTCCGCAGTGGATTGGAAGCCGGTGGGCAGTCTTATGATCCGCCGCTCTTACCGTACGAAAAATCGTTAATTACTGCACTTGATTGCAGTGAAGAAGAGTATAGAAAGTTTGTGCGTTATGCAATGCAGAGGGCGTATGTGCGTCCTGCTGAATATGCAGGCATTCCAGATATACAGGTTTCTGTAGCCCCTGCTGTTTTCGCTACAAAAACTTTTACTCAGATATTTCTTACAAATCTTGCGATTGGCGTTGCTCTTACAGCGGCTAGCCTTTTATTAGCTCCAAAAGCGCCATCGCTTGAAGACAGCAAACTTAAAAGCAAAAAGCTTAAAAATCAGATTGGCCCTAGCAGTTTCAACCAAGCCACCAGCTTCGATAACGCACCCAGCCTTGCTGAGCTGAATCAGCCAATTCCCATTCCGTTCGGTAAGCGGGGCACTGGAGCGGATGGCGTTATTACTGGCGGACTTGTTTTCGTGCCAGCACTGGTGTGGTCTCGTTTATACGCATACGGTGCTTATCAAGCGTATGAAGGTGTTTACGTTGCGGGTGAGTTTGGGGTAGATGCACCTGAACTTGGAGGAGTTCTGCTTGGTACGCAGTCATTGAGTGCGTTGGGCAGTCGTGACTTTGCCTTGTATTGGTCTTCCAAGAAAGGCAACAATCGTCCAGCCTCACCAGTGTTGCTTGGAACGGAAGGCCCTGGTGCGACCGGCACTGTTGGCAGACAGGTGTTTACCGCACCCACTGAGGATGGGCAGTTTAGTGAAGGTTTTTCAATGTCATACGTGCCAAGCGGTGACACAACGTTCGGCACTGGAACGCCAATCCATAATGGTTCGGCTTATCGTTTCAACTGGGAGATTGTCAGCGCACCGTTTTCAGCTACTGAAGGTTCTGACAATAGGGAAGCTAGGAAAGAAGTTCAGGCTAAACGTCGCAAAATTGCTGGCAGTCTTGCTGATGTTTTACACATTGAAAACGAAGAGGCTGGACAACCCGGCGTCGGCAGGGCCTATTCACGCCACATGGGTTTCATCAAGCACAATAACGTTCAATACAAAAACAGAACTATTGTTACCGTAAGTCAGGGCGACGAAGCAATTTTTGAGATTGATTTTAATAATAGTAAATGGGAGGATTTGGCAAGAAAAGACGATGAAAAGGGTTTTAAAGGCACTGAGGTAAACCTCGATGATCTCGTTAATGAAGCAAACTCTTGGCGGAAGCGTGCATCGGATTTGATGGTGATTGGGTCCAGGTGGATCGTTGGAGCCAGCACTTGGATTGTCAAAGATCGGGTTGAGCACAAAACTGACGAAGATCGCTTGCACATACACATGGAATGCGTGGCACTTCTCGGCGTGCCCGAAATTGGCATCGCTGGAACGCGAGCAGTAAGAGAGCCTCTTGGCGGCTATGAGGGTGACGTTTTCAATCCCAACAAGCACTGTGGCGCAGCTTTTTACAATGTTTGCCGATTAAATGTCGCTACGATTCGTCCTGTTCGACGGGACGCCGAAGTGATTGAGCTTGGCATTCGCAGCCAAGTTTTCAACAGAGCTTCTGGACTGTGCAACTTTAACTCTCTTCCCTCTCCTAGCAAGTTATTCAAGCTTGATAAAAAAGACATTACTTTGACCACTGGCCGAATGGATAAGTATTTCCAGCGGTCATCATGTTTTTCGATTTGGGTTCGTCCTGTCGCGGAGTACGGACAGCCACAGCCTCCATTCAAGCGAATGCCGCAAGTGTTCTGTGTTCAAGGTAGCGCACCAATCTTACAAAACAACTATCTAAGAATCCGACCTGAAGTTCCGGAAGGATCTAAGGCTCGGGACTATTTTGAATACCGACTGATTCCGCGCACTGGTTCGGATATTGCAATCAATAGTATTGATGAAAACGAAGTTATTGTTTTGCAGTCTTCAGTAGGCGTTCCCTACAACATTGGCGACCCTGGCACTATTGGCGTAGACCTTCCAACGCCGTATGGAAGTTTTAGGGTTACGGTTCAGGGCAAAAAAAGGACTATTGGAGAGATTTTAACTAACGACGAGTTATTTACAAAACCTGGAAAATCGATTGCAAAGTCTACGCCAACGACTATTCCGGCAACAATTAGCAATTACTACTTTGGCTCGGACACTGGCAGTATTCAGCTAATTAAGCAGGCTTGGCTCACGCATTTTCTTGGTAATGCAAAAGCCAGCGAAAACCGGGGAAAAACAGTAACCGTTAGCCACCGTCATTACAAGCCTAACGGCAACAGGTTTATCACGGTCACGATTACCGCGACATCTGTGGAGGGTGTTTTAGGTCAGACAATCGGCCCTAGGTATCAAGCCGCAAATAACGGTAGAAACGAAATTTGGTCAAACGTTCAGTTTAGAACGACCGAAGCGACTGGTAACTGGGCAGTTGGTGATGCCTTCACGATCACTGCCAACGTAGACAATATATTTAGTAGATATGCCGCTTCGATTGGTGCGGGCTACAGCAGTGTCGGCTTTGCGTTCTCAGTTGCAAGTGTCACAACCATTGGAGTCGGGGGCATCAAAGACGGTGAACGAGTTTTTGAGCAAGCTTCACAGGTTTCAGACTGCAGTCACTACACACAGCTGACAAAGTCAAACGATTCCGGGCCAGAGCATGAAATCGTCTACGTCAATGAATACATCTCTAATGAAAGCCTGGCTCAATATGACGACATGTCTACCATCGGGCTTACCCTTAAATCCACCGGAGAGATTTCCGGAGTCGAGCAGTTGCGGATATGGTCTGCAACGGGCATTCCTGTTACTCGCCTAATTGAAGGTGACAACGCTCCAAGCAACTTGTTTGCTGATCTTGTCTTCTACCTGTTGAAAAACACCAGCCAAGGTGTTGGCAATGTTGTGCCTGCTGAGCTTGTGGACGAAGACTCCCTGCGTGCCACCGCAAGATTCCTGCGGGCGAACAAGATCTTTTATGACGGTGTTATCGAAGATAGTGAAAGCTTCCGCACATTTATCTACGACAACGCACCACTGCAGCTCTGTTCGTTCACGATCAAAAACGGTAGGTTCGGGATGATTCCTGCATTGCCAGTTGATTCGAACGATCAGATCAGCTTGCAGCCGATCACGGTTGAGCAGATTTTCACTGCAGGCAACATCATTGAGAACTCTCTGCAGCTGCAGTACATCGACGTTTCACAGCGCTCAAACATTCGAGCACTTGTCACTTGGCGCGTCACCGTTCAAAACGACTTGCCGTACCAAGCATCAGCGTTGGTGCACTGGTCAGACTTTGGTGTAAACGAAAGGAACACAACAGAGCAGTCGTTTGATTTAAGCGAGTTCTGCACTAACCGTGAGCAGGCTTTGCGGACAGCTCGTTTCCTGTTGAGCGTGCGTCGTCGCATCACCAAGACTGTGAGCTTCAAAACAGTGCCTGACGCTTTGGGTGTTCAGCCTGGCTCGTATATCCGGGTGATTACAGAAGCAAGCACCTACAGCTCAACTGCAAACGGCTCGATCACTGACGCTGGAACGTTGGTCAGCATCACCAGCATTGAAGACGGCCAATATG